ATAGTATATGTATAACCTGTGGTGATAAACAAGCCAAAGAAGTTGTACATACTGTACTACCCTTACACAAATCCAATTATATGTTAGTCACTAACCGAAAGGAACTAATTGGGTTTAATACCAAGGGTGGTATAGTTAAATGAGAGAGGTAACAGCTAAGCGATTGTTTATGTTACGTAACAAAAATAATAACACATTGGTAAAGGACGAGAATGGCAACGACCTTTACTTCAACAACAAGATAACAGCCAAACAATATAGGCAAGTAGGACAGGTAGTGACCTACGGCATTGACCATAACAAATATAAAGGAGGTAAAATATAATGCGAGCCGAATTATTAAAGAACACACTTAAAGATTTATTTTCATCTAAACGTGCAGTAATGGTAGAGAGTGAGCCAGGTGGTGGTAAGACAGAGATAGTAGGGCAAGTTGCTAACGAACTTGGTGTAAACTTTATACACAAACATATACCTACTATGCTAGTCGAAGACTTTGGTATTCCATTTCCTACTGGTGATGCACTAACCTACAAAGTACAGTCTTGGTTTCCACGTGATCCTAATTGGGAAGGTATACTGTTGTTTGATGACTTCAAGCAGACAGGTAACGACCTTCAAAAGGTAGTTGCTAACATCATTCAAGCCAGGGAATTGCACGGCTTGTATCTACCAAGAGGTTGTCAGGTAGTTATGACAGGTAATCGTACACAGGATAGGGCAGGTTCACATAAGATGCTTACCCATTTGAGTAACAGATATACTAGACTAGAACTTGATACACACATTGATGACTGGACTAAGTATGCTATTGCTAGGAGACCTATTGCTGTAAAGCCTGAAGTTATTTCCTTTGCACGTTTCAGACCTAACCTACTACACGACTTTGATCCACAACGAGAGTCTAACCCTACACCACGTGCTTGGGTTGAAGGTGTCAGTGATTTACTTGGTACTGTACCACCTGAAGCAGAG